ACGGCGCTGCAAAGCAAGTTCAAGCAAGTCGAAGGCGCCGCCAACTCGCTCACCAGCAGGATCGGCCCGCTGGGTGGTGCGCTGGGCGCATTGGCGCCGGTGGCCACCGTGGGCGGCCTGGCGGCATTGGTGGGCAAGACCATCGAGGCCGGCGACGCTCTCAACAACATGAGCCAGCGCACCGGCGTGAGCGTTGAATCCCTGGCCCGATTCAGCAAAGCAGCGGCCACCAGCGGCACCGATATTGACAGCGTGGGCAAGGCCCTCGGCAAGCTCAGCAAGGGCATGTACGAAGCTGCCCAGACCGGCAAGGGTCCTACTGCTGATGCCCTCAGGACGCTAGGGGTGAGCGCCAAGGATGCAGCCGGCAACCTGAAGACGGCCGATCAGGTAACACTTGAGATCGCCGACAAGTTCAAGACCATGCCTGATGGCGTGGAGAAGACGGCCCTGGCAATGCAGCTGTTCGGCAAGGCGGGAGCAGATATGATTCCGATGCTGAATGAAGGCGGCAAAGCGATTGAATCGCTGAGCGTCAAGATGACCGGCGCCTTTGCGGAGAAGGCAGATCAGTACAACGACAAGCTGGCCATGCTCGGCGGCAAGGTTGGCGCCCTGGCAGCTGGGATCACTGTGGCTTTGCTGCCAGCGCTCGAGGCCATTGTCACCGTGCTCACGGTGGTGGTCGATGGCTTTGCCAGTCTGCCCGGGCCGATTCAGGCGATCGTCGGCGGCCTGGCCCTGCTGGCCATCAGCTTCACCGTGCTGGCCCCCATCGTCGCCAGCGTGCTCACGGCGCTGGGCGCCTTCCAGGGCCTGGCCATTGGCGCCACGATCGCCGGGTGGCTGGGCGCACTGGGACCACTGCTCACGGGCCTGGCAACCTTTGCCGCTGCGATCGTTGGATGGCCGCTACTGATCGGCGCCGCCTTGGCGGCCGTGGGCGTGCTGATCTATACCTTCCGCGACGACATCGGCAAGGTGATCGTTGCCATTGGAAAGGCCGTCTATGGCGCTGTGGACACGGTGAACAAGACCATTCGCACCGGCATCAGCGCCGTGTGGGACTGGGTGAGCAAGTCAATCGGCAACGTGGCCGACGCCCTGGTCAAGCCGTTCGAGGCTGCCGCCGGCGCCATTAAGGAGGTGCTGCGCAACGTGCTTCAGTTCGGCGCCCAAGTAATCAACGGATTCCTGGGTGCCGTGAACCAGATGATTAACGCGGTGAACAGCGTGGCCAGCCGGCTCAGGCTGCCAACCCTGCCCACCTTTGGCGCCGTATTGGTCCCCAGCTTTGAAGGCGGCGGCTACACCGGCAACGCCCCCCGCTCTGGAGGCCTTGACGGCAAGGGCGGATTCACGGCCATGCTCCATCCCCAGGAGACCGTGATCGATCACACCCGGGCCAGGACCGGGGGCGGCAGCAGTTCCACCCCCACCAGCATCAGCATCCCGATCCAAACTGGCCCGGTCTACCAGCTCCCGGATGGCACCGACACCGTGAGCATGGAAGACTTCCAGGCCGGCATGCGGACCCTCGCCGCCCAGATCATGGGCCAGCTCGGCACACCTGCCGGCCGCATGGCGCTGAGAGGTGCCTGATGGCCACCGCGCAGGCTTCATTCCTGGAACTGGGTGACGGGTTTGGGACCGTTTTCGCCCGGTGGCAGAGCTATGCAATCGATCAGATCGTGTCGTGGGAAAGCAAGAGCTGGATCTACCAGCAGCTCGATTGGTCGGGCCTCATCAGCGGCCAGGCCGTGGGCGATCAGGCCAGCATCACCCTGCCGGCGGTGCCATCGGTGCGCGCCCTGACTGAACAGGCGCTGGCGGTCGCCTGGGTGGTGCAGCTGCGCGTGATCCAGTGGGATGATGAGGTGAGCTCCACGCCACCAGCCAGCGGCTATGTCCTGGCGGCCAGCTGCATCGGCCAGGTGATCGGGGCCGGCGGCAGCCTGACGCAGATCACCTGGAATCTCGGCTCTGCCCTGTCGCCGATCGGGGCGCAGTTCCCGCCGCGCACAGCTACCACCTTCCTGATTGGAGTGCCCTGCCGGTTATGAAATACCCAGATGCGAGCAAGATGGGCTCCACCGCTGGCCGGAATGATGCGAGCAAGATGGGCTCCACCGCTGGCGGGCGTGACGCATCAAAGCCCACTATCGGAATCCCGCAGGTGCGGACGGAGAGCCAAAAAACAACAAGCGGCGGCGGCAGAAGTTCAATTGCTCCTCAGGCCTCAAAAGCAACAAGTACCAGCGTAAGTTCAATTGCTTCTCAGGCTTCACTGGCAATTTCTCAGTCTGGCGACCTTCCACCGCCGGCTGATGCGGCTGCCGCTGCCGGCCACTCGCGGCTCGACGTGCCCCAGGAGTCCATGGTTGTGGGCGAGCCGATCCCGGTGATCTGGGGCCGGCGTCGCGGCAATGTGGGCGGCGTCCTGGTGTTTCCCAAGGCCACCGAGGCCAGGTTCGAGAACACCTCTACCACGGTCACCGCGCGGTATCACATGGTGCTGGGTGAAGGGCTACTCCCGGATGTCCAGGTTCGTGATGTGCGATTGGGCGAATGCCGGATCGGGTCGTTCTCTCAGAACTACGACAAGAGGGCCGGCAGCTGGACCCCCGGGAACTTCGCCACCGCGCAGACCGCATACACAGTCCCAACCTTCACGAATTACACCGGCGGCGGCGGCAACTATTCCGGCCTGTCCACCTTTGAAGCTGGCGCCACGCTGCCGGCTGGCAGTGGGAACTGGCGAACGGCGTGGAACGTATTCATGCGCGGCGGCACAATCGTGGAGCGCGGGCGACTGCTGGATTCTGTTGTGGCCAGCAGCGACAACATCGCCGACCTGGTGCTCTGGGCCCTGCAGCAAACCAACCGAGTCCCTGATGGGATGATCGACCTGCCTTCGTTTGTCGCCGCCGCACGGTTCACGGAGGTGAATGGATTCTGGTGTAATGGCCAGTTCGACAGCAGCGTCAACCTGGGCGACTGGCTGATCAAGATCTTGCCGGAGTTCCTGCTGCGCGAGACCAAGGTGGGCGGGAAGTTTGGTCTCAGGCCGTTGTTACCGACCAACAGCAACGGCACCATCAACACCGGGCCGATCACCCCCGACTGGGTGCTCACCGAGCTATCGATCAAGCCCAATACATACAGGATCAGTTACACCCCAACAACCACCAGCCGGCCGACCCCGCTGGCGATGCTGTGGCGGCAGCAGCATGACGATAAAGATGTGCCGATCGTGCGGACGTTGATTGTTGGCGATCCCAATGCCCCGGGCCCACCCGAGCAGCACGACCTATCGCAGTTTGTCACAACCGACAACCACGCGGGCAAGGTTGGCGCTTACAAGTTCATGCGGCGCGCGGTCTCAACTCACTATGTCACAGTGGCATTAAGGCCCGGTGCGCAGACTGGCAATATCACCGAGGGCGACATTGTGCAAATCTATCTGCAGGCGACATCTAGTAGAGAGCCTGCATCGGTAATCAATAATTATTATGTTGTGGAGTCAATTGGTCTTGATCTTGTTGGTGAAGAAACTTTGAGTCTTAGCCATTTCCCAGTCTTCTCCAACCGTCAAAGCCAAATCGCCTACTCGGTCGCTTTTTCTGGCGGCACCGGAACAATCCTGAGCAGCAATAGAACCGGGGGTAGTTGCGATGTGGCCGGTGCAGAAACCAACACCAGTGTGCCGGCCAAAACCACCAGCGGCACGCCGATCAGCGTTGATACAGGTGCCTTTATGGATCCGATCGGCGGCGGCGGCCGGTGGCAGGATTCCCCACCTCCTCCGCTTTAATCATGGCTACTTTCCCTTCCCTAAGACCATCTGAGGCGCCGATCATCTTCGGCGCCTGGCCTGCCACTGCGCACACCAGCCTCAACGGCGCGGAGTCGCGCATCCGGCACGGCTTAGCAGAGATCGGGCGAGAGTGGCGGCCGTCGTTCGTAAACATCACAGAGGCCGATTTCCTGGCGATCCTGAACCACTATCGCGGCCAGAGGAGCGGCTTTGATTCATTTGGATTTGACACCACCACCCTGGCGTCCGATCTCACCCCGGCGGGTTTTGCGTGGCTCTATGCCAGTCGTCCCGAGGTCGTAGACCATCACGTGGACTGCTTCACGGTCCAATGCAAATTTAAGTGTGAGCCGAGAGGTCTGGTGGTGGCGCCCGGGAAAAGGTGGCGGACTGTGCAGACTACATTTTCCCGGGTGTTATTCATTGATAGAATGCTTTTTACTTTTGTCGGCGCCCCAACAACTATACCATTGGACCTTATATATCAGAATGAAGTCTACGGCTATCAAATCGAAAGAGATTATAATTCCACTGTCATAGAAGTTGGCGTCTGGGCGAACGCAAATGTAGACCACACGGTAGGGATTTGGTCTAATACTGGCCCTAATAATTACAATCCTCAGCTTATTTGGCAGAAGCAAGTAAGAACAACTGATTCAAGCTACGTTCTTGAAGGTTATCGCTGGTACAGTGTTTCCAATGGGCCAACAATTATCGGGGGTACGACTTACACTGTTGCCGCAACTTGGTCTGATCATCAAATTCCAGCAAATATGAAAAGTGTTGATTTTTCTGTTGCTCCTAACAGTAGACTAGGGATAAGCGCAGTAATGCCCGAAAATCCAGATATCTTCGTTCCACTTTTAACTGATTTATCTAACCCAAGTTATTTTCCAGGCGACACATCCCCTGGCGATGAAAGAGGGTATTTTAGTGTTAACCTCATTCTTCGTGAGTTTTTATGACCCCTGGCTTGATTCAAACCGTAGTGGTGGCGGTTTTGGGACGGACGCTCCCTAGCCTGTAATCAGGCTCCAGAGCTGAATGGCCTCCATCATCTATGACAGCTTCCTTGCCGACGTTTTCAGCGGGGCGGCCAACACCTCCCACGCCTACAAGGGGCTGCTGACAACCAGCAGCTATGCGGAAAATCGCGCCACTCACAGCAAACGATCCAGCGTCACGAACGAAGTGGCCGCAACGGGTGGCTACACCGCCGGGGGCGTGGCGCTAACCCTCACTGCAAGTCTGAACACCACCACCCACGTCCTGACGCTGACGATTCCCACGGTAACCTGGTCTAACAGCACGATCACGGCACGGAAGCTAATTGTCTACCGGGCCCGCGGGGGCGCCAGCAGCGCCGATGAGCTGGTCTGCTGCATTGACAACGGCGTAAACCAAGTTACCAGCAGCAGCTCCATGATCTGGCTTAGCTCAACATGGGCAATCCCCCTCCCTGCGCCCGTCTGATGGCCACCTTCCCGTCCATCGAGCCGCTCGAGCGGTCCTACGACCTGGGGTCCCACCCGATCGCTACGGCGACGTTCAACAACGGCGACGAGACCAGGTTCCTGCATGGCTCGCTTACGGTCGATGTGCCGGTACCCCTGCGGTTCCTGGCCATCAGCCTCACCAAGGCTCGCCAGATCAGCGACCACTTCGCCAGCCATGGCACTGTGCGGCCGTTCACGATCCCTGCGCACCTCTGGCGCATGCACACCAGCCAGACCGACGTGATGCCGGCTGGAACCTTCTGGCGCTACTCCGGCCCGCCGGAGGAGACCCCACGAAGCGGCGGCTTGTTTGACGTGTCCGTTTCCCTTCTCTCTGTTGCGTGATCCCATGGCCAGCCTGCATCCGACAAACGGGTTTTGCATTGTTCCTATTATTTGCCTGCTATTTGGATGCAATGCAAAACCAAAGCTTGACTATGAAACCATTGAGCTAAAAAACCCTGTCACAATCGATTGCGAAGACAAAGAATATAATAACGGGAAGGCAACAGAACTGCAAATCTTATCAAGTAATGTGACGATCAAAAACTGTAGAATAAATGGCTCTGTTCGTACAATTGGCTTAGGGCGTAACGGCGAGGCGGCAGGCGTCAAGGCCAGCTCTCTTGAGTTGGGCCACACGGAGCGGGCGCAAGCGGCGGCGCCAAAAAATACTGTTTTATCCAATGTAACTATTACAGGTTACGGACGTATCCCTCTTTACCTTGGCCCTGGCACCACTGAATTTACGCTGCAAGAAAGTACAATAAAAGGATATAGCAATTCTGTAACATTATACCTTGACGCCGAAAGTGGAAACAACACGATCCGCAACAACACATTTTATGTTACTAACGCTACTAGAGAGATCATTGCCGTAGACGGCTCGGCTAATAACCAAATTATCGCAAACACTATAAAAAGAGCAGTAAAGGGCGGTATTTATCTTTATCGAAACTGTGGAGAGGGTGGCACTGTGCGCCATCAATCGCCGCAGTACAACGTTATTGCTGGCAATACTATTGACAACACTGGCGGCTATGGCATCTGGCTAGGTTCCCGCAACGGTAATAGATCGTACTGCAAGGACGACGCTGGCTTCCCTTTTGGAAGCAGCAAGGATGACAGAGATTTCGCCGATAACAATATCGTTAAGGATAACGTTTTTACCAGCAATGATCGCGCAGTGGCTTCAACGGCAAGTCACTAGCCCGCTTTTCATCAGACTGTGAAGGCAAAGCCTCTCTGAGCCCCATGACCACCCCCACTACCGCATCAGTCCGTGCCGCTGTCGAAGAGGTGGCCAAGCGCGGCCAGCTGTTACCCCACCAGCTGGCGGCGTTCTCAGCCCTGGACGAGGCCCTGACGCTGGAGCAGCGTCAGGCGTTCACCGCCGACTGGAGGACCAAG